AAACAGGATAAATTAATATCCTGTTTCAATATAATCATTTATTATTCAGGGATAATTGTACCCTTCTGATATAATTTACTATTGATTAAAGTAAATGCATAAGCAGTTGCAAATCCTTCACGATTTCTCATATCGCCTGTTTGAATCATACCCAAACTTGTGATTGGCATATACGGACAATAGAATGCACCAGCTTCAATAGCATTATTAGACTTAAATCCGAGGAATAAATCATATTCATCAAGTGCGGTTGTTTCATATAACTTAAGACCTGAAACTTCACCAACTAATCTTGAACCAGGAACCTGATTTGTATTAGCCTGTTTAAAGCCTGTAATGCATTCAATGTCAGCTGAAGCCTGTGTACCAGCAACTACATAATTAGCTGAATACTTATTGCTTGCTTGACGAATCTTCTTAGAAGCTTTATTCAATTCAATTCTTAATCCATTGTAATGAGCATCAGGAGATACACCTACACCTGGAGTTTCTGACCAAGAAATAGGTCTTGATGCATCTGCACCAGCATGCAACTGAGTGATAATCTTATTATCAACTTCTCTCTGTAATTCGCCAATGATTTGAGTTTGAAGAATGTCTCTCATTGACATTTTTGTTTCTTTCATCAAATCATACTCAGCCATTGTAGACCATGTAGCATTCATTGGATATACTTCAGCAAATACTGGAATAGCACCAATTTCTACGTCAGCTGTAGGAATATTTGTAAATCCAGCTGATTCAGGATAATAATTTGTACCATCATCACGAACAACTTCATTATCATACTTATACTGAGCAACTGCATCTCCTTCAAATTCAGCAGTCATTGTAAGTACACCTGCAGGTGTAATAGTACCAACTACATCTGTTGAACCAGGAGCTGTCAATTGGCCGAAGTTATCAGCAATATAAGCCAATTTACCATCAACTAAAATGCTAAAAGTTGATAATTTAATAGGAACCCATTTAAATCTATACTGCTTATTAGCATCAAGTGTAATCTTTTCACCATCAACCAAACTTGAAGCATAATGTGGATCATTATTAGGCATATTAAGTGAACTATTAAATGTCTGACCAGCTTCTGTCTGACCTTTAGTTCTACCATAGTTGAAGTTGAAGTAACGAACAATGCCGTTTCTACCTTCAAGAGTATGTGTACCAACTAATTCAGGAGCAATCAAGTTAGCTGTAACAGCATTAGTAATATCAAGAGCATATCTCTTATAAGCACCGAGTGCCATAGGATTAGTTGCTTCCATATACTTTAATCTGTCATTTGTATTTTCTAAACACTGAGCCAACATAAGTTTACGTTCATGTGAAAAACTAATAGGTGAACGTAATGATTCAAGCTTATTAGCTTTAATAGCTTTTTCAACTTCATCTTGCCCCATCAAACCACGATTAACAGCTTCTGTTAATTCTGAAATTTTAATTCTTGTAGCATATTTATTTAATAACTGTGCTACCTTTTTGTTTTCTGTATAACTCATATATAACAGTCCTTTCATATTTAATTTTTATGGGTTAATAACATATTAAATGTTTCTAACTCACTACTTATATTATTATTAGAATTATTTGTTAATGCAATGTTTTCATTTACAATTTGTCTATTAGGCGTCAAATGAGAAAATGGTAAAGAATTAATTTTAGAATTATTTTCAACTAATTCTTTAGCAATTTTATCTATATCATCTGTTGTATAAGATTCACCTAATAATCTTATTAAAGTACTTCTATTAAGATTATATTTCATGCATACTGATGATATATACTTATCTAATGATTCGATATATTTTTTATTCAAGTTTTTATTTTTATTATTAAGTTGGCTAATCAATTTTTCTTGAGCAATAACTCTTTTTTCATTATCACTTTTTAAATTTTCATTTTGCTGTTTTAATTGAATAACATTTTCATTTAATACTTTAACTTGATTATTTGCATCTTTATAAGTCTTAATATTTTCTTTTAATTGTTTATTTTCATTAACTAAAGATTTGTAATTTTCTGTAATAGCAATGTTGTTGCGTTTTAAAGTGTTTACACGTTTTTTTAATGAATCATTTTCTTGCTTGATAGATAATGTGTTGCTGTTTAATTCTTCAAACATAGATAAGAAATTTTTATTTACTTCTTGTAATTTTTCATATTTAGAAGTAACTTGAGATAATTGTTCTTTTAATGATTCATTTTCTGAATTAATTTTATCATCCTTATCTTTTTCATTCTTTAACCACTCATGTGATTCTTTTATTGAATGTAAAGTTTCGGTTTTTACATGATATTTTGCTAATAAATTTCTTATAATAGCATTTTTTTGTTCTAATTGAGTTTTCAATTTATTTATTTTAGAAACATTAATTTTATCTGATTCTTGAAGTTCAGCTAATATTTCTAAATTATTATCAGGTTGTCTATCAACTACTTCCGGCGTATCTTCATCAGAATTATCATTAGGTCCTGATATTTTTATTTTATTATTTTTATCTAATTTATCATTTTCTTCTTTAAGTTTATTAAATAAATTTGCAATATTTTCATTTTTTTTATCTAACCAAGCTGATAAAAAGTCACAAAGTTGAATATCTTGAGCAGTTTTATTTTCTCTATTTTTTATTTTATCAACTATAGATGTTGCTAATGTTTTAACATTATCATCTTCGTTATTTTCAGATAATTCTTTCTTTTTAATTTCTATTGATTCTCTAATTTCATCTAAATATAAATTAACACCTTTAGACATAGATTCAATAAATAATACTTCATCAATAGATTTACATTTTTTAATTTCACCATTGATAGAATTTATAAGCACCTGTTTTTTAGGCGAAGTAGATTCAATTAAATCCATTCTTGCAGATTTAACAGCTGGAAATGCTACAACATCAAAACAATAAAATTGATAAGTTTCAGGATCTATTATTTTTTCACCGTTTAACATTACTTCTTCACCTAAACCTCTTGATGAAACCCCTAATTTACAACCTGCATCAAAATAAGTTTTTACAGTTCTACCAGGAATTGTATCTAAAATATCAAATTCGGTATAAACCTGTCCATTATTTTGAATTTCATACTTAGTTAGAACAACAGCACCTTCAGTTACAGAATAATCTAATCGTTCGGTTGGATGATCAGCTTCACCTATAAGAGTTCTGTTTTTCATACCTTCAATAAAATATTCTGATTTTTCTACATTTTGCCACAATTGTAAAGGATATCTTCTACCATTTCTTGTAGGTTCATTAGAATCAGCACCGATACCTCCAATTTTTCCAATAACACCTTTGTGTTTACTATTTTCTTTAATTTCATCAGAAATAGGATTGCCTTTAATAGATTTATCTACATCTTCTTGTTCTTCAGATATGTAATTTAGATTAGATTCAAAAAATGAATCATAAATATTTACATCTGTCATTTTCACTTTTAAATCACCTACTTTATCGTATAATTATAATTTTATTTTAATAAAAAATAAAAGCTTCTAAAAAATTAGAAGCTTTTATAATTATTTAATGAATTCAATTAAACTATTGTAAACCCAAATCTTTCAAGTTGAGATTCATCAATTTCTTCATCAGCTAATTTTGCAAAGAATTTTGCATCTTTAATAGCTGATTCTTTGTCATTATATCCTTTGAAAGCCCATTGTGGTGCATCTGCTTCAGGATCGCCGTAATATATAGAAACCGTTGCACTTTCTGTACCAACTTCTTCATCAGATTGGCCTACTAAAATTGTAGCAAATTCTCCATCTACTATCATAGGTGAACTACCATCCGCAAAATCATGAACTCCACCCCAACCTGCATGATCTCTACTATCAAAAGGTCTCAATGTGGTGCTTTCAACAACTTGTTCAATATCTTTTTCATCTTTAAGAATTGCAGATTCTATTTTAGTTTTCTTAAGAACTTCAATTTTATTCATGAGTTGTGGTGCAATTTTAGTATATAAATACTTTTCAATTTCAAGTCCTATTTTTTCAACATTTCTTATTTGTTTTATCTTATCGTAATATTCTTTTAATTCATCAGATTCAGGAATATTACAATCATCACCTAAACTAATTGTATCTCTTATTAACTTTTGAGGATATCTTTTTATTTCATTGCCGGCAACTTTTAATACTTTTAATGCTTGTTGTTTAGCATTTCCATACTCATCGCTTTCATATGCACCGTAGATAATATAATAAATACGACTAGCTATTTTATTAGCTATAGCGGTTGAATTCTCATCAAATACTTTTTTAATTTCTTTTTCATATTGTTCTTCTTTTTTCTTTTTATTGCCAAATATACCTTCTGTTTTTACATTATTTGATTCTTTTATCATTTGTAAATTTTCAAATAAATTCATCATTTTAAATCACCTATCCTATAATTTTTATTTATTTAATTTAATATTTATCAATGTTAACTTTCATTAATATATACATGAGTAATATTTTTTGAATCTGTATTATAAACAAATGTCACCCATTTATTTTTAATTTTACCTTCTAATTGAAAATGTCCATTATATTTCCAAGGAATATTTTTATTTTTTAAGTATTTAATGATATTATCATTTATAGATCCGGTTTGCCATTCAAATGTAAACAATGGAACCTTATTTATTTTTTCTTTAAGATTATTTAAATTTTCTAAAGATAATTCATCAGATATTAATTCGTGCAATTTTGTATAAAGATTATCTATAGACCCATCATTTCTTAATTCTTTAAAAACTAAATTACCTTTTGAATAAATTCCTTCATCCATAAGAGATACTTTTCTTAACATTTTGATTTCATTTATCATTTCTTTAATTTGTTCAGATGAATTAGAATTTAAAGCATTAGATATTTTAGTTTTATAATGATTTAAAAGTTTTGAATAATCAACATCTTGCGGAGGATTATGTTCAGGAAATTTTATCCATTTATCTTGTAATAAACTATAAATTCCATTTGTCATGTTACAAGCATTTATATCTTCAATATATAGTTCTACAGGTATTCCTTTAATAGTAATATCATAATCTGTATTAAATTTTGTTTTTTCATTGTTATAAAAAATTTGTGTTAATGTGTTATTTATACTTATATTATCAAAATCAGTTATAATATGCAAATCAATATCTGAATAATCAGTGTAATTAAAATCTGCATTAGACCCCAATAATAATACATCTATAACTTCTAAAGGAATATTATCTTCATGTAATTTAGAAACAAAAGTTTTATATATTTCTAATAACTTAACTTTTACATCTGACTTTAAAGAATTATTTTCCCAAATCTTAGGATTTAATGTATCATGATATTGTATCATAATATATTACCTCCTTTATACT